GCACGCGAGACTTACCGTTTTCAACAAATCCCTGTCCGGGAGGAAGTGCTTCTTCGATAGTGAAATCATCGGGGGCCTTCGCGCCTTCCATTTCTGCCGCCATAACCTTATTTTCAGGAATCACATTTATGTTTTCACTCTCCATTGCCTTTGTTACGAAGTCTTCATAGGCTTTATTTACACTATCCCATTCCTTAATTGCTTTAGGGTCTGTTACGGTGTCCATAATTCCTGATCGCTGTACTTTGTTCAAAGGTTCTGCGAGTGCCGTTACGTAATCATCTATACGCTGGAAAGTCTCATCGGGAAGAGTAAACTTTGAAGCCTCTTCTAATCCTTCCTGACCGTATAACTCTCTGAGGGCCTTATCTGCGTTTGCATCTTCGGTTACGGTGATACCTTCCTTAATAAGATTGTCAATATCATCAACGGTATTTCCTGCGGTATTCTTTGCCATTATATCAGCGTTTTTAGCTGCTATATCTGCGTCTATATCATTGAGTGTCTTAAGCTTCTCATATCCCTCACGGATATTTGCTTTAAAAGCATCATCGGCATTAACCGCACGTCCTGACTTCCTGGCAGCGTTAAAAATTGAAAAAACATCACCAGCCGCATCAAAGCCGTAGTTAATACCAAAATTCTTAAGTGTATCTATTGCTATCTCTTCGTCGGTCTTTTCGCCCTCTGCCAAGTCGTTAGCCAAAGTAGGTACAATATCTGTGGCAAGGTCAACGGGCATTGCTTTAGCCGCATTAGCCGCAAGAACGGGAATGGCCGCCTTTAAACCGTATAAAGCAGCGGTTCCTTTTGTCGCTCCATTCAAGATTGCTTCATCACGTAATGCGTTATATACTTGTCCGGCGTTTACTGCGTTCTGTGCGCCACCTACGCCACCGCCCGTATAAAGAGCCGCAAAAGCCATTCCAGCAGCTTTGCCCGCGCCACTTGCTACGGGGTGCTGCTCTTGCATATCTTTAAAGGCTTGTTTCTTCGCGTCTGAATACAAGCTCCAATCTTTACCCGATATTCTTCCAGCGATAGCAACAGGGGCGTTTACAATGTCCGTAGATGCCTTTGCCATGTTTTCAAAAAAAGCTTCATTCGCCTTGTATTTCTTCTGAACCCTCTTTCTATCATCTTCTGCGATAGCCTCTTGAACTGCCTTTGTGGTTTCTTCGTCAACCTTCCCAGGAGCCTCAAACTTCTCTTCTTTAGGCTGTAAACGCGCTCTCATTTCATCCTCGGTCAAACCGTATTTTTGAGCGGCCTGCTTGATGAGATCATCGGATATATTATCAGCAGTTATTTTTCTTGCGGCCCTCTTTGGTTCAACATAATACTTCTCTTGTAGGTCGTGTACCTTTTCTGCCGCGTTAACTGCATCGTTAATAGCGTTTGCGCCGCTAGTCTGTGCGCCTATTTGAAGTCCTAAATCGTCTTTTCTTCTTCCGTCCATTACGGCCTCTGCGTACTCTGTCAATTCTCTCTCTGTAAGAGCGCGTACAAACTTACCGTTCTTATCCGTAACAATAGGAGTGAAGTTTCCAGCCTTATCACCCTTGCTATTTGTATATGTGCTTGAGAATACCGTCGCGGTACCTTCTCCCGCATCATTCCATCCTGCTTTTTTAAGTTCGTCGGTTGATACTTTAGGACGGTTGAACAAGTCTACACTACCGCCCTCGCCTAACTGCTTCATCTGATCGTAGTTATCACGGCCCATCTTCTGTTTATCAACATTGACTTTAGTAAGAGAAGGGATGATATCAGCGTGTGTAAGATATGTCTTCTTCTCAACGGGCTGTTCTTCTGTCTTAACCTGAGTCTTTCTAGGAGCAATACTAGGCTGTGCCACGGGCTGTTTTACAACGGGCTGTTCAGCTACGGGAGCCTCTACTTTAGGAGTTTCCACTTTAGGCTGTTCAACGGGAGTCTGGGCCTTTACCCAATTGTCATAGTCTGCCTGAAAAGCGGCTATGTCCTGCTGCCTCTTATTCCATGCGTCATAATCTGCCTGGAATGACTTTAATTCCTCTTCTCTACTTGGTTGAAGCTGTGAAGTTAATATTTGCTCATAATACGCTTGTTTTGCTGGAATCTGTTTCTGTTTAGCCATCTAATAGCCTCCAAAAAAGAAGGGCGGTTATAAAGCCGCCCATTGTTTATCGTGCTCCTATTGCGCGAAGGATATCAAAACCGTCTTCTACACCAAGTTCACTTCTCTGCATTGCGTTGTATATCTCGTCTACAATCTTGCTCATAGGATTGCCCTGCTGTGCTTCAAGCTGTGCCTGTGCGAGATACTTCGAGAAGTTAGGGCCTTGTGCTGCTGCCTGTGCTTGCTGTACGTTTCCGGCTACAAAGTTATTTGTTGCCTGAGTAAGTGCACCGTTAAATGCTTGCTGTCTTGCTACTACGTTCTTGAGTGCGTTTACATAGTTGCTGTCCATTGTGATATTAGGGCTGTTCATGTAGGATGTTTCCATGTTGTTTCTAGCGTTCTCAGCCGCATTTTCAAGCTGCATCCTCTGTAAATCAAGGTTAGATTTTGCGGAATTATATGTCTGCAATGCACCAGCGAGATTGTCACCGTATACCTGGTCGAGATCAGAAATGTTCTTATTCAGGACTTCATTGATACCAGCTCTTGAACTACCGTACTGATTGTCAAGGCTTGCCATTGTAGACTCTGTTGCGCCACCGTTATAACCCATAGCGGAAAGTCTCTGATTGAGGTTTTTACGGGTAAGCATATTGTTGATATATGCCTCTCTAAGTGATTTCTCTGCGTCGCTGTTTACATCATTCATTGAGCTTGTACGTGCTGCGTTGAGTCTGTCTACGGTGCTGTTATAGTTGCTCTTAAGGTTACCAGCAGCGGAATTGTAAGCATCTGCAATACGCGCCATATTGCGGTTATAAGCCTCGTTAGCAGCCTGTCTAGCTGCTTCCTGCTGTGCGCGGTATATTGCTTCGTAGTCAATTGCTGACTCACCATACCCGCCCGTGTTACCAAGGGTTGTTCCACCGCCTCCACCGCCACTTGTTTTTGTGCTGCCACCGCCGCTTGAACTTGAGCCTGAACTACCACTGCTTGAGCTGCTTGGTACATATCCTGTTTTAGCATAGACATACGCACCAGCGGGGTTAGTATTCACCAAATTAGAATATTGTTCAAGAACCGGCTTGAACTTCTCATTTGCTGTTGTCTTTACTGACTGCGCAATCGCCGCATTTCTAGCAGCCTGAGCATCATCTACTCTTGCCATTGTCTTTTTCTCCTTTTCTTTTAAATAATCAAAAAGGACGATACATAAGTACCGTCCTTAATGTTCACTTAAATTGTTCCTGTTTATGTTTGATTTTTGCCGCCCACTTTATCTGACGTTCATGTAGATAATCGTACAATGTTTCCATTCCCGCCGGGATTTCATTCTCTCTTTTATAATCGTTAATTATATTTGTCACACAATCGTGTAACATGGTTACGTGTTCCATCTCGGCTAGGGATAACTTGTAATACGTATCTGCAAGCTGGGGGTATTCGTCTTCAACTTTGTAAGCACACTTTATATAGCGTTCTGCATCTTCAAGCTCGGAATCAATCTTACGCGAAATCTTTTTGATTATTTCCATCATACGTCACCACCTTAAGTAGTTGTTGAAGCGGCGTATGGTGTCCATTTACCCATTACAGACAATAAATACTGACTCTGCTCTGCATTGATTGCCTTGTTCTGCTCGTTCTGCAAAGCAATCTGTGTATCTTGAAGTCTGTTCTCAAGCATGAGCGTTTTGATTGAACAGCCATTGTGTTATCATAAAGGTTCTTTATCCTTTATTTCTTATGGTTTCCCATAAGTTCAGACTATATCTTCATCCTATAACTAGGAGCCGGGCACTCGTGTTGGGTTTATTGGTTTCCGTCCTCACCCATTAGTCGTTGAGCCTTCCAAGGTACTGTTATCGGATTTCCCTTGGCTTGGTTGCTGATTGCCATATTGACAAATATGTCCTTTGTATGGTTTATTCTTCCGTAAAGCTTTTGACAGATAACTGTCATTGCCACCTACGGCTTTTGCGGCTTTCTTTATGCTTTCATAAGCGATACCATCTATAATTACGGAGATTTTTTCTTTTGTTCCGCAATTATTAAGTATTTTTAGCTCTTTAGGTTGTTCTCCATAATAATAACAACGCTTATGATCTTTTGTATAACCTCTTTCAAGCCAATAAAGAAATAACTGGGGCGACACGCTATATGAAGCTGCTGCACTTGCCAAGCTACCATATATTTCATCTTCGATACATACCTTTCGGGAAATCTTTTCAGCAACCTTCCTTGAAACATTTTTGTCTTTCATGGGATTGTTTGTTGTCATTCTTTCCCTTTGGCTTATGGCTTTCATAACATTATTCTTTGAATACCGCGCTCTGTATTCATCATTCCACCAAGCTGTTGTTCCGCCTGTTCCACCGTTGTAAATATTACATACGCATTGCCCTTTTAGTTTAAGCTCAAGTACCCTTTCAAATTCATATTCAAAAGCGTCTTTTTCTTGCTCAAACTCTTTAACGATTCTGCTTTCACAATTGTGTTTGAGTATCATTTCATTGAATAATCTGTTATGTTTTCTAACCTTGTATCTGTTGCGTGTACCTTTCCCTACATAAATTATTTCTCCGGTTTCTACAATAAACCATTCATATACATAGAACATATATTCGCCCTCCATTGTCTTAATTGTACATTAAGTGTGTGTGGAAAGCAAATATTTGTCAACTTAGGTTTCCAGCAATTCACCCGATTGCCAATGCGTATTACTACGCATAAGTGCCTACTGCTTTAATCGCAAAAAGATTTCTAATGACTAATAGAATCTTTTTCAAGCACTCATTAAGCTGTGCGCCAAGCGCTGCCATGCCCTGTCTTACATCGGCAAAACCGCTTGAGATATTCTGATTAACCGCATTGAAGCCCTGAACCGCTGTAAGTACATTGGTGTTGTTCTGATTGCTTAAGAACATTGTCTGATTGTCTATAAGACGTGCTGTCTCATAGTTGTTGTTGGCTGAGCTTAAGAGTACGTCTCTTATGCCCTCCTGTGTAGCCTGATTGTTTACTGCTTCGTTTACGTCCTGAACAGTAGCAAAGTTAGGCATAGGAACCGCTCCACCGCGTCCACCGCCAAAACCAAAGCCGCCACCAAACAAGATCGCGATAATTAGAAAAGCACCGAGCCAATCAGAACTCATAAATGAACTCTCTGACATTTCCATATCTCCCTTCTATATTTATATATAACCTTGCAAGATTATTTCCTTATAAAAGAACTGACTTTGTTCATAATAGAAGTCTTAGCCTCGTTTATGTCCTGCCCTTTGTCTTTATAAAGCTGCTCCGCTGCCATACTCGGATTGTTTAAATCAAGTCCTTGTAATGCCGGATTTGTTTTAGCAAGATTTTGAAGGAATGTCTGAGGGGATTCGCCTCTCATCATGGCTCCAACTGCTTGCATCATTATGTTACTCTGCGGCGTCTGATTTCCGCCTAGCATTTGTAGTATTGGATTTTGCATTTACAATTTCCTCCAACTTCTTTATGCGATCTTCAAGTGATTTAAAAACGTCGCTCTGCGTCTCTTCTTCGTGCGGGGAAATATCATAAGGAGTTAAGGTTTTATATCCCGCTCCGTCTGTCTGCACTAACCATACAATAGGCGCAGTCGTATCAAGAAGTAATACGCTGGAATCAGGTGACATTTGAAAAGCATTTGCGCCGCCTCTTCCGTTTACCTTTATTACCTCTTGTTTATTAGTCTGTTGGAGTAAAAGCTGAGATAACTGTTGATTATAAGGGTACATTTTATGTCCTCCTTTAAATCAATTATCTCAGTCCAATACATGATACAAAATGATGTAAACGTGTTTTATTTGTGCTATTTATGTGCTATTTTTGTGAGCTTTTCTTCGGCTTCATACACTATCTTCTTTACGTGCCTTACCGATAGCTCAAATTCTTCGGCAAGCGGCTCATAGCATATTCCATCTAAAAGCCGCCTCTTTAATATCTTTCTATCCCTTTCATTGAATATCCATTCGTCAATTAGTTTCTCTAATTCAGTCCGTGATATATTCATGATCTCCCCTTAAGAGTCTCAAACATATTTATTCAAGGGAGTGGATTATTTTTTGAGTAGTTCATTGACTTTTGCTTGTACTAAAGAGTAATCATAACCAGCAGCCGCAAGCCTCGCTTTTCTGTCCTCTCCATTTCCCCATTTGCCATCTAGGACTTCCAAGGCAACCTTGTCAATGTTTTTCTTATAGGACGTATGTAAATCAAGTTCTGTTATGCCATCATAGTCAACATCCATGTCAACTCTCGTGGGTATTCCTGGCACAGTTCCCTTTGACGAGAACTGCCAGCCAACAGCATAATCACTTGAAGGTTTCAGCGGGGAATCAGGGTTGTATTTTCCATTATCACCCGCCGGATATCTTGCGATCCAAAAATCAAAATCCCTCTTTAAATCATCATGTATCACATTCAAGAACCAATCGCGATTACAATATATTCCACAGAAATAACCAGCCATTGTGAAGTGATACGCATAAATATAGCAAAGGTTCCTGATAAACTCTTTTCCCTTTGCCCTTAAATCAGCCGACTCTAAATCAAGCCAAATACCATATTCAAGTTTTCTTCCTTTTAGGTGGTTAAGAAGTGCTTTTGCATCTCCAACAGGGTCAGCCATCGACGCATTAGCGATAAATATATACACGCCTCTGTCTATTCCGTGTTTACCCGCCTCTTCATAGTTGTACTCAAAGGTTTCATCTATCCTATGGGATTGCGCTTCATACATTGCTTTCATAATAGAAAAAGAAATGCCGCTTGCCGCGACCTTATCCCATTCAATAGTCTTTTGGTAATGGCTTACATCTATTCCTAGTTTTTCGCCCATTTACTTATCCTCTTTACTAACAAGTATATCAATAGCCTTTATAAGAACGGGCGGTAAAGGTAAGCCCATTGTAGCCGCGTTCTCTACAATACTGATTAACTCGTTTACACAAAATCCTATTACAACTGCGTCTCTGATATAGTTTGTGCCTATCATAAGGTCAAGTCTATAAGCGATTAGCACAAAGAATAATGTCATGCTCTTTTTGGCAAGGCCCTTCCATCCAGCCTTACTATTTAAAGCCCCGGTCTCGCTCTTATTTGATGCCTTGAATACTCCTGCTACGAGAAGACCTGAAATATAATCAATAATCATAAAAATAAGTAATGTAGTCAATCCAGCACTCCATCCTCCAAGTAATGTAGTAATTGCTGCGCCTACTAGACCTATAAAAGCTGAAAAAATATTTTTGTTCTGCATAAGCTATCTCCTTAATGGTACTCGTTCTTTACAACCGCTCCTACTTCATTCACAACCATGCACAATACATGATTTACTGACTCATTAGCCATTGCGCTTGCAAGTACCTGGTGCAAAGCCATAATAGCTAATCGCTCATTGTCATACTCTGTGATCTGTTTCGCTGTGCCTGTGGTTGTGTTTTCAACTTCAAGTACATAGAATTTCATAGCATTTCTCCTTTCTATTATGTTTTAGTGTATTCAATGATTGCAAAGCCCGCTAAAGTGTGGCGGTCTGTTCCACTTGTTATAGTGAGGTATGCGCCTGTGAGTGTAAGTATTGTCTGACCGCCGCCGTTTGCTGTTAACATAGGCAAAGAAAAGAAATTTCCGTCCGTAACCATTCCGCGAAGTGTTATTACTGTGCTTAGATTAGTTATTCCGTGCGGTACGGTTTTTGTGGCGTTATTTGGAAGGTTTCCAATATCTACTACTTTTCTATAAATTGGCTTGCCATCAATCCATGTTTCTCCAGTTAATACTTCACTTGTAGAGTATGTACCCCCCCACTTTTGACACTAGGAAAATACGGCATTTGAGCCTCCTTTCATTCTTAACTTATTATCCATGATGTTGATACTGCATAAGTTTGATTAGCTTCCGCACCGCTCAAGCCAATAACAAGATTGTTATTGTATAAATTAACAGCAGCTGTTTTGTTTGCTGTCCAGCAATTCTGGGCAGGGACTGTTAAATTCCCGTTATATGGTTGATATTTTACCGGAACTGAACAAATAACTTTATCAGAGCCAACAGATGACGGAATTTGAAATCTAATGTATAAATTTACAATCTTCTCGTATCTTGTCACTTTTAAAACACTGACACTTGCCATCTGTGTGCCTGTTGTGCTAAATTCTGAGGATATATCTTCTATACCCCCCCACTTTTGACACTAGGAAACATCGGCATTTGAGCCTCCTTTCTACTCTTCCTCGTACAATATACCTATTTGCGCGTAGGTATTATTTTGTGATACGCGAGGCATGAAAATTAGATTGTCGTTATAAACAGTAATCGTTGCATTATAATCAGTTGCGCTATATCCATAACAACGGTACAGCGTAATACTACGTATTTGGCTTGCATGAGCAATTGTATTGTTTGTAACCGTAGATATCGCCCTTGTTATGGAAGTGTTAGCTGTAACGTTTCCTAAAGAAACTGAGCCTGAATAATATTTAAGCGTAGACTCGTTTGGTTCTACTTTTGCGCTATTAAGTAAAGCCATTTACTCACCCCCTTATCTCTAAACCTACCGTTACAGGGGAAGTCTGTGCGGGGAAGGTTATTACTACGGTGTTTGCAGTTGATGTATTTACCGATGTGTGATTTAATTCAGGATCAGTCAAAATAGTGCATTTTGCTGTGGCTGTAATTGCCGCATCGGAAAATGTAACCGTTGTACTGCCAGCCGCTAATGTCGCGGTCAGATATTTGTACGGTACGTTTTCAAACTTCTGTGAAGTCGCATTGTAACGAAGCATATCACCATCTGCAAGTGATGTGAGATTTACGTCTGACAATGAAGCAAGGGCGTTTACTACCTCGGCCCATGTACCGTCACCGCGTAAAAACTTTGCTAAATCAGCAATTAAGGGCGCGGGTACAAAACCATGTGAACCATTGGCTTCACTTGTAGCACCAACCATATCAACCGTAGTTTCCTTTATGGTGTTGATCTCTGTCTGAACATTAGATAATGAAGAATCTGTATTGGTGTGAGGAATCATATCTGACGAATAATCGCCGCTCTCAGGCTCTACAATTCCACTTCTGCCATTAAAGGTTGTTACACCGCCCCCGGCTGCTGCCTGAGCAATCTCCGACCAATACTTAGAGTTATTTGTTGCCTCGTCGCCTCTTACGCCCGTATTACCTACGGCCCATGACTTAGCAAGTTTAACTTGATCGTCAATTCCCGCTGCACTTGCCGCTGCTGCCTGTGCACTTGCCTGAGCATTTGAAGCGTATGTTCTTGCGGTTCCTACATATCCGCTTGCCTCTGTTGCACTACCAGCCGCCGCAGATGCACTTGTACTAGCCGCATTTGCATAGTTTGAAGCTGTACCAACAAAAACCTCTGTTGCGTTCTTTGCCGCTGTTGCGTCTGTTGAAGCCCCGGATGCTGTTGTTGCAAAGCCTTCCGCTTGCTCTGCATAGTATTTAGCTGTCGCATTTGCATTAGAGTTAAAGTTTGCAACCGTTATCTTATTAGTGGTGGTTCCATCGTCTATTGCAATGTAGCTGGAATCAGGGGCTTGTGTTGTAGCCTCTAATTCCGAAATCATAATTTTTGACATTCCGCGCCTCCTTATGCTGACCTAACATAACGGTTAATTCCGTACTGATCCGTACTGCCTAGCTGTGTCCATGTGCCATATCCTAAAAGTGCCGCAGGACTAACCGTTGCTGTTGTCATAAAGATTGTGCCGATGGGATAACAGAAGTTAAATACCTTCTCGGAAATATCGTAGTTTCCTACGTAGGCTTCAACCGCTGAGGAAGTGGGTACGGCTGTATCTGAATTAGTCATTGTCCTTTGTACATTCTCGATTCCATCAAAAGTCTGTACTAAAGAGTCGTAACCCTCTTTTACGGTATCTGTTATCGCGTCGATTGTGGTCTTATTTGCGTGGGTATGTTTAATTTCTGAACTTTCTAGTGCAATAACCGCTAAAGCCGCCAAAATGGACTGTATGTTCTCATTTGCGGTAATGCCATTAGGAACCGTGGCTCCTAAGTTGGCTGCAGCCGTTGTTGCTCCTAGTTCGTCAATATGATCGTTTATGAAATCAAGAGCGAGGTTTCCCAGCTCATCCATTACTTCTTGCATTTCCGGAGCGGTAAGCTCCGGGGTATCGGGCTTTCCTACATTACCCTTTCCCGCTCTCATTTCATCTGTTACTTTAGAAAATGACATATACCCTCCTTACTTAACGTTGCCGCCTTGAGTGTACTCAACAGCAAAGTCATTTATACCAAGGGGTTCATTTAATTTGCCATTAGCAAATCTGAAACGAACGTGATCTAGTTTCTTAAGCCTTATCTTTGTTGCTGTAACTCTCTGCGTCTTGTTAGTTGAGTATGTTAGTTTTGAGTAAATAAGGTATTTATATGAGAAATACTTAAGTGTCTGTGTATCTTCCTTAAGCATCTGCCAAGTACCGTTTTTCTGAGCGTATATTTCAATAGATGAGGAAATCTCCGGCATACAACGTACTGCAAGATATCTATAAGTTTTCTTCTTATAAAATAACTTCTCAGATATATCCGCTGTTTCCCATACCGCGTTAATAGGTTCTCCATCATCGTTATAGGACGCCAATAATTTCTCATCGGTGTTCCATTTATAAATTCCACCGTTATAACTACCGAAATACAGCTCTGAACCAATTTCAAAAAAGCAACTAGCGGGTATGTTGGTAAAGTAGAATCCTGCATACTGTCTAGTTGCATAAGGTCTTGACTTGTCTGTGTGCATGGGCTGTAAGCCATCCAATACATACAAGTGGTCGTTTATCGCTAATATGTAATAATCCTTCCATGTGTAAGCAAAGGCGTTTTCGAGATTTTCTTCTTTTAAGAGCTTTCCTTCAAGGTAATAACTTCTATCCTGCGCGTATTTCTCACCTGTGATATCCTGGGCTGTTACCGCAAATACTCCTAAACGTGTCAGGAATACGGGTTCTGTCGCAAGATATGAAAAACAATACTTTGATATCGCACCCGCTCCTTGTAAGGTGTTTATAAGCTTAAATACGGGTTCATCGTCAACCAAGTCACCTTCTCTAATAAGAATTGACTGTGACAGCTCGTTAAAGTCTTTATGCGCTGCAAGGTAGTTGTTTATAATGGAATATCCCATAATAGCCGATGTATCGGAACCAAGTTTTGAATACCATACGTCCGCAAAATACGTAGGATCGTACTGCTGTGAAAACCAGTCACAATTTATATATGTAAATAGCTTTCCGTCTCTCTCGCCTTGGTCTGGGTTTCCTGATATAAACAATCTATCGTTAGCACCGTTTACACCAAACATAGCGCCAATAGTGCAATGGTTTATTCTGTCTGCATAGCCGGGAACCGTTCTGTACGCCTGAATCTTTACGTTATCTTCACCCGATATAGGACTAACACCGGGGGCCGTATTAAATGTTACCTTGCCCGTTGTACGGTTTACGGTAAAGTCCGTATTCTCGGTCTTGGCTACCCATTGTCCACTACTATTTAAAAGCCATGCCTGAACCGCTGTATCGTCTAAACCGCCAAAAGTAAGCTGAAATTCCCTTACGCTTGCTTGGTCTGACTTAACAAGGAACATTTCAATAAATGCTGGCTGTAATAGATTTAACGGCTCATAGTCTGTGCCACCACCCGTAGGGTTCTTTGAAATGGTAAGTGTAGGAATATAGGCCATCTGCTCAATAGGTCTTACTTCGTTTCCGTCAAATATCTTCGCCTTATAGCCATCCAATATAACTAACTTTTGGTCTAGCTGGAATGATACAGACTTATGCTCTGCCATTTCTGAGTAAATGACTGTTTCCTGAACGTCACCATTCAAAAGTACAATGTTGTCCTGTTCCTGATCTACAATTTCATTCTCTGAATGATCGGCCCAGTCACCACCTTTAGGTGCTCTTAAGTTATAAAGTTTTGTTCCAGCATGAACAAGCCATACGTCCGTTGTTGATAAATGGTGTACTCCGTAAATAGGTGCTCCATAATCAAACAACTTCTGATAGCCCATTCTCTTACGAATCTTACCCGGAACCGACCTTATCATGTTTTCAACGTTAGGTGACTTGGTATCATCAACCGTTGAACTCTCCGATGTGAAGTCTGCTCCTAAGAACTTTGAAGCCTCGTATACTTGTTTTGCCGGACTTCTTGGAATACTGAATCTAATACTCATTATGCCCACCCGCTAGAAGGATTGAATTTCTCTCTCTTTGGTATCATTGCGCTCTGATTAAGTGCTTCTCTGCCGACCTCGAACTCATTTCTATAAACCGTCGCAATGGCGTTGTCGTCGTCCTTATATAATTCTGCTGCCATATACAAGGGGATAAGTGCCGCTACTTCGGGGTCAAGTGATAAAACGGTATCATCAGGTGTTGCTAAAGTAATCTGCTGCGGATATGCCCTATAATGAATCACGTACATACCAACTTGTTCTCTTGGTATTACAAGGGTATTATCTGCCTCTTGGAAATACTTATTTGCAACGATATACTCGTTCCCGCTTGCTCCAAGGTCGTATAGTTCTGCGGGCGCAAGCTGGTAAAAATCATCGACTACGTCCGACATTTTGATCTTGATGTACTTTTCATAGGGCGGTACCTTTGTATCGTCTTCAAAAGCACAATCATAAAAGCATACGTTGGTTACTACTACGGGCGTTCTTGCCTCGATAACAAGGCTTATCTCACCCTCTCCTTCGGGGATATTCCCCTTAAAGGTCTTAAAGGAAGAGTCGTTTTCTTCTTCCTCCGGGAAAAAGTCTTTTACAACCTCTTCTCCGACATATAGCTTGCATGATGTAGGGAGGCCCGTGATATTGAAGTAATAACTCATTGCGCCCTCTGCCGTAAATGCAAGACTATCATTTACTACGGAATATGCCTTAAAGGTGTCTTTACCAAGAAGGTTCTCGAAAAGATAATTAAAATAACGATACTCCTTGATTATGAATTTTCCAGCGGTAGACAAAAGCTGTAACGCTTCATTACAAGCCGCTGGCATTGCATTTACGTATTCCATAGTCGCTGAATCATTCGGAATAGCTGTTGATGATCCCGTGATGGAAAACATTTTCTGTAAAGTTGTATATTTAATATCTTTCCATGTAGTCATTTCTTATACCTTTTTCTTTCGGCCTCGTCTAACAGGCTCCTTGACTTCTTCTTTTACTTCCTCTTCGGGTTCATCCTTAAATACGGGAATGTTTACATTAACGGCCTCTACTTCCTTAAAACCGTAATTTGAACCAAATACGGAAGTTACTTCATAGGTCTTTCCGTCTTTTTCAAATCTTTCACCGATATACATAATTACTCCTTAAAAAGAAGGGGGCAGTTTCCCGCCCCCATTTCCTTATCAATAAGATGTTGCTGTATCAAGTGTCATTGTTGCATCTGAGCAACCAAGCATCATTACATGTCTCCAGTTAGGGAATGTGATAGACATACGAGCGAATCCGTTGTATGTAAGGTTTCTGCTGTGTACGTCTGTATCTGTCATAATGTCAAGCTTTGTTCTGTCATAGAACTTTGTTCCCTGAAGGGCCTTAAGTGCCTCTGAGGACTGAAGGATAACAGGATGATTGCTCTGTGAGATAACAGGTGTCCACTCAGGGTCAACTACGAGTTTCCACTTGCCTCTCTGTGTGTTGATATCGTTGTGGTCTGAGCCAACTTCTCCGTCTGAACCGATAACTCTCTTTACGAAATCTTCGTACTCAGGATCGTTGCCAGGAAGGATGATTGTGTCGGGAATGAATCCTAAAACGTTTCCTCTGTCGTCCTTGAAGTTTCTCATCTTGTTAAGTGCCTTATTAAGTGCAACTGTGTTACTTCCAAGTACGTCTGAGAAGTAGTTAGCCTGTGTAGCTCCTGAAATGGACTTAAGATCATGTGCTGAATGGAAAAGTGACTTGTTATCGCCACAAGTTACGTCGATTGTTGCGTTGTTAAAGGAAATGCTTGATGTTCCCTCAACTGCATTTGTGATAGCCTGAGTTGCAAGTCTAGCACGAGTTCTCTTATAAGCCTGAACGAGATTTACTGTCTTCTGCTTTGCATCGTCAAGCATGTTATCATCCTTAAGCTCCTTAGAGATAACTACTTCGTTAGCGAATGTAGCGTGCTGTACGAACTTCTCATAGCCCTGCTCGAATGTGTCCTGAGCTGCTGCTTCGCCCTCAGCCTTTGCCTGAAAATCTCCAAGGCCGCCCATTGTGATTGACTTCTCGCCCCATCTCTTAGAGTTCTTTTCAACTGTAAGAGCTGTTACGATATCGTCATACTTATTTCTCTGTGCGTCTGAATCATAAATGCAAGCATCGAGTAGTGTAGCCCACTCATCCCATTCTCTGTTGTTTGCAAGCTCGCTTGAGCGTCTAATTGTAACTGACATATAAATTTACCTCCGTGATGAAATAGTCTTGTTGTACAAGGCTTTAAGCTCCTTCATTGACTTTTCAGGGAAGAGGTCTTTGAAATGCTCAACCATTGATGCCGGAATTTCTTCGGAAGAATCATCTACGTCAACGCTGGTTCCCGTTGACAAGTGGTTCTTTGATTTAACCTCATTGATCGCGGCTTGCTTTGCAGCGGCCCCCTTTGAGCTTGAAAGCCTGTCAAAGTTTACGAGTTTATATGCTTCGTCAAATCTCATACCGGGGTGTGTTTCCACGTACTGCACAACTGCGTTATAGGACGGGTCATTTACAATGTCGTCGATTGATGATTTAGTCTTGTCAAAAGCAAGGACTTTACTAAAATCTTTGTCTACAAGCTGCTGTGCGCGGTATGAATTTAACTCCGCTGTTACTGCTTTAGCCTCACGTACTGCGGGGCTGTTTTCTATCATCGAGTCGATTACATGAGGGTCTATGTCGTTTTCTTGCAATTTCTGTCTCATTTGCATACGCTCCTGGGCTGCCATTGCTTCAACATAGTCTCTTGCACTCGTGATAGGATTGCCCGTCTCAGGGTTCTTGTAACTACCAAACTGAGCGGCATAAAGGGAATTGATCTCGGCCTGTTGTCTTCTCAAGGCTTCGTTTTCCCTTCTCATCTGAGCAAAAGCGGCATTTGCCTTGTCCGTATCAAATTGAGGGGCGGTGGTTTCCTCTGTTTCACCTTCGGACACTTCTTCTGCTTCTGTCTGAGGCTCGGCGGCTTCCTCAACGTTTGCGCCTACGTCCTCACTAGGCTCTGCGTCTTCTGAGAAGAACTGCAAATTCATAGCGAGTAATTCTTTTTCTTTCATATTTAGTTCCTTTCATTTGTGATGTTTACGCTGTCCACATGCGAAATTTAGGTATAAAAAAAGAACCTTTACGGTTCTGTTACCTCTGCTTGAGGGTCGTCTGTGATTGTGAGTGGTAAGTAGATTGATTTAACTTCCTTCCCGTGATTAGAACAATTCTTGTTCCTGCAAGTGAAGGTCTGTTTTAAGAAAACCTTTCCTTCGTTCTGTACATATCCGCTCTCTTCAACTCTCATTTCAACCATACATTTCGGGCATTGCATTGACTTCTTCCTCCATGACTTCTTGCTGTTGCTGCATTTCGTTTATTCTCTCTTCAATAAGGTTAAGAATGACGGAAGCATTAGGATAACCGTTGGCTTTCATAATCGTCCAATAAGCCCTTGCTGTTTCAAGATCACCTACGGGGCCAAAAGCACCAGACTGTAATTTCATATCCGTTTGGTTCCACATTGCCTCACGGTTCTGCATAAGGGTTGATGTAGGGTCTGTCTCGAAAATAAACTCGTCATTCCAATAAAACTCCCCTGCTGAGTCAATCCTTAAGAACTCTTTTCTATCAAGCTGGTCGTGGATTGTTGCACCGTCTGAGCTTGTTGCTGTTATCTCTGAGGGGCTATCCGAAAAGGCAAGCCAAAACTTAAACATTACCTCGTATAGCTTCGCGTAAGCCTCATTCTTGAGTGTTCTCTTAGAATCAAGTCGGCCCGCAGCCTGATTGATTGCGTACTGTTTAGCAGTACCCGATGTTGCGGAAGCGTCATATTTACCTTGGTAGGAGTCTGTGATACCTAGCCCTGACTTAGCCCAAGAATAATTTATTTCAAGGTAGTTTTGGTCGTTTCCAACGTTAGGCTGCAAGTTGATTGTGTCTATAAGCTGTTTCTGAGAAGGGTTATCAAGACGTAAGATATTTAACTCTTCTCCGTCCTTCTCTACTTCTACGTCTCTTGGAAGGGTTACGAATGAGCCGCCTTTTAATAACTTCTCGTTTATCTTTGTGCCTAGCTTCTTAATGGTGTCCTGCTGATCCATAATCACAGCCACATCACTACCACCAAGTAAACGATTCTGAGCTGTTATGTTCTTCCTTAAGATAACCGGGTATACGTTGGGTCTGTAATACGGTATCTTTACCTGGGTGCGCTTTATGCTCATCTGAGGCTGGCCCATTTCATCAAGAATAGGATTTCCCATTTCATCAAGCATAGGAACGTTCTCTGCGACTTCGGGCTGTACCATCTGTGAACCGCCACCTGAGATTGTTACCTCAATGGCATCCTGAATACTCTCGTACTCTTCTTTGGTCTTTTTAGCCTTTTTAGAGCCGCATTTAGGACATTTGCCATTTACCATGACTTCACCGCATTTAGCGCATCTATCAAGCCATCTAGCCTCGTATTCGTCTAAATCAAGCAGTTTAACAAAATCACACCAAACAAAAATACCGACGCCACCTTCTTCATTTCGGTAAAACGCGGTATTTACTGTTACGAGGTCTTCATTTGAGCTTGCGCCTTCGATTCCCTCTGTCATTTCGGGATAATCGTTAGAACAGTCCTCAACGTCCTCTCCATATACTCTTTTTACGGTCTTTTTTGTCATTAACTGCTGGATAAAGAAGTAGTCCATATCGTCAAAGTCTGTTACGCCCATCTGAGGAATCACTTTTTTAGGGTGTAACTCCGAGATTTTAAGGTCGCCTATCTCTGAATGTAGGCCCCTTGCTAAATCCCACTCAACCATTGTGTAATCACCACCGATAATAGGTACTGTCCTCTCTTCTGCGTCGTTTACAACGGTCAAATTACACGTTTTCACCTTGTTTTCAAGGAATTTTTCCAGCTTTTTAGCTAAATCATCGTCTTCCGGATGGATCGCTCTTACTTTTGGCATGGGAATTGACGAATCAACCTGCGATTCTATAAGCTCATAGACGATATTCCTAACATTTGTGGCTAATTTCGTGGGATTTGTACCCCTATTTGCGTCCGGGGCTACCTCTCTTGTGCCGTTATAGTACGCTTCATAGGTTTTCATGTTCTTTAGCTCTTTTTCGTACTGTGATTTGCACATTTCAAGGCGATTAGCCCACTTCTGCACGTCTTTTGGCGTTTCTATGTTCTTTATCATCTTCTTTAACCTCTCGAACATTACTTAGGTTCTCCCCATATTGAGATCAGGTATTTTCTGTCTGCTGCGTTGGCGTTTCTATAATCTTCCCATTGGTCGGGCCGCCACTTCTTTTTTCTAGTTTCTTTCTTTACGAATTTCCCGTGTGTCCAATAAATGCAGTAATAACGTAAAGCATCACAGTTGTGTGAGATAACATTCCCTTGTATTAGGAAATTGTGTAATTCTTTTACAAACAAGTTATATACTGGCTTTTTCCCAACGTATTTTATTGATTTTATCTTACTCATGTGTTATCCTTATACTATAATATCGTATCGCATCAATATATGTAAGAAAGGAGACTCTCATGCGTGGTGAAAGACCTCACAATCCTAACGCTGATTACGTCATTGAAGACGGAATCTACTTTTATAAAGAATCTAATAGTGGCTACTACCTCGGAAATGTAACAATTCCAGGTAGAAAACGGAGATATCCTATGCGACTTCATGTATATGTTTGGCAAAAATACAATGGTGAAGTCCCAAAAGGCTATCATGTTCATCACAAGGATGAAAACAAGGACAATAACGACATTTCAAATCTTGAATTACTAAAAGCCTACGATCATTTAAGCCGCCATGCCTCTTCGGAAGCTCATATAGAATATTCTCGCCGCAATATGAATGAAATAGTTCGTCCAGCGGCTATTGCATGGCATAAATCAGAAGCAGCAAAGGGCTTCCATAAGTCACAATACCAAAATGTCACTAAAGAGATATGGATGGCTCCTGTCACAAAAACGTGTGAAGTCTGCGGCAAGGAATACACAACCACTCATGCCAAGGCTAAAACTTCAAAGTATTGCTCGAATAACTGCAGGGCAACAGCCAGGAGAAAACGTGGTGACGATAAAATACCATTCACTTGTCCCATCTGTGGCAAAACCTACATGAAATACAAATACTCAAAAGCTCAATGCTGTAATGACTGTAACCGTATTAGGCTTGCAGAATCTCGTCGTCAGGTGAAAGCTCGGAGACTTGCTTCCAGCCATCCTGAGTCAAAAACGGATGGTCAGCAGTAGCTTGTATTACTGTTCCATCTTCCAACTCAATCTCATAAACATCTGCATTGTCGTTTGTCATGCAAACATTAGTGAAGGGCTTAGTTACTGTTTTTTCTCCATCCCAACAGTAAACAAGTCCTTCTTCTCCGACTAAGTCTTTTATCTGGAAATCACCTTCGGTTGTTTTTATCGTGGTGTCTCCCACAAGGCAACTGTGTGTTAATTCGTGCGGGTCTTTTGCGTACACATCGGGCTTTTTTTCGTCTTTTTGTATCTTTTTTAGTGAATTTAGTAGGTTAGGAGCGCAGTTTCTATAAATCGTTAGTTTGCTCTTTTGCCCTTCACCATGTACCGTGTTTTCTTTTATCGCTAAACAACCAGCTTTTAGGTCGTTGTTTACTTTGGTTAGATTCAAGCCAGCCTCCGCAAATAAAATAGCCCTCGATTTTCCTGTTTCTTGTGATCGGTTCCACAAGTCAGGCGGGGCTAAATACAACTCAACTTTTGGTATCTCTTCTCTTTCTTCAAGTGACCGCGTTGTTCTTAAAATTCTGTCCGCTGCTGCACTTATTATCAGGTTGGATTCATACTCTTCATGGATAATCTGTGAGTTCCCAAAAGGATCACGTAATATCCAATACGCCGCTAGTTTGTCCAGCCCGTAATCAAGAGATACATAACATACTGTATTCTGTTTAAGGCGTTCGTCAGATATGATAGAACTATCCGAAACCTCTTCAAAGTATCGTCCTCCCGGTACGTCCAAGGCTTCTTCAACAGTTGCCGGGTACTCGGCCCACATTGCGGCTTTTCCCGATAACTTCAATGTCGCATCATACCACTCCTGCGTCCTATTGGGGTCTGCATACCAAGGAATGAAGATTTTGTAAAAGCCATTGTCCGGGGTTGTATATAGCTCTTCAAATAATGAACCTCTCTGTATGGTCGATACTCCTATAACTTGGCCGGACAATGGTCTGTTTACAACGGGAAGGGCCGCTGTCCATATAGAACGGTCAAATTGCTGAAAAGCCCACTCGTCGAATATTATTAAATCTGCTGTAAATGATCTCGCTGCGTTTTCCCCTGACGCAAAACATTGAAATGTTGAATCACTCTTTCCCGGAAAGTGTATTGTGACGGATAAGGCGTTCCATTCAAACCATGCCCCGTCCCATCCGTTTTTGTCTGTCTTCTCTCTGACTAAGGCCCTCATGTTCCTTAAAATTAAAACCATCCTACGAACAAGTTCTTTGGCCTCTGTCTCTGATTTTGATAGTCCTATTACTGACCTTCCTGTGTTACACAACATAAGCCATGTAGCATAGTGTAAAACCAGCCAAGAAATACCAAGCTGTCTAGCTTTCAAAATAATAGTCCATTTATGGTTTAGCATGTCCTCTAAGGCTTCTTTTTGCTCTTTCCATAACTTAAACGGTACTATTATCTCAGGACTGTTCCTGTCCTCTATATGCCCATATTTCTCAACAAAATATGCTATGTTGTCTCGGCAGTATTCAATTTCTGCGTTCCTTATCTCTGCTAGGCTCAATCTGTTCCACCACCAAGTCTATTAACCTCTGTAACGATATCTTTTTATCATCTGCTACCCTCTTTAGGTCTCTTAGGTCTGCTGTCCGCCCTTCTATCGCTTCGTCAATTAAAGCGCGGATATAATCTGTATCAGTTATCCCGCGCTCTTTCGCTAAGTCTTTTAGTTTTTCGCTCTGGTAGTCCGTTAATCGTACTCCCTTTACACTCGTTCTAACACCAATCATCCCTTGTTCTCCTTGCATCGTACTTAGGAGATTCTTTTACTGAACTTATTATCGTTTCTTTCATCTGATCTATCGCTCTATCGGGATAACCCTTATTCGTCAGGATTTCATATATCTTGCCACTAAAATCATCTGAAAGCCCATAACCATTAGGGTTAACCCCTTGTTTTAACTCCCCTTTTTCTATCTCTATGTCTCCGTCTATCAACCCCCTTGCACATATCCCAAGTAGCGCCGATACGCTCATATTCTGCATTTCCGCGCATCTCTCTATCATCTGATATTCATATTCGCTTACCTTCGTTCCTATGACTTTTTTATCTTTACTTGGCATATATTCCTTTCGAGGGGTTAACCCTATCCGTTGAGCGGTTTTTGGTGTTAACGGAGTTATTTTCGCCACAAATATTTTGGTGGGTATTAGGAGTCCCGGAAAAATTTTCGCGCGCGCCCGGCATAGGGGGTAGGGGTGCCATGATCCGTGTACCCCCTATACATGGGGCTTTATGATGTAGGAGGAAGAAAAAATCCGTAGGTTTTCGCAAAATTAGTATTTTACGCAAAGGTATCGAACACCTTAATTAGCTTAACCATGCGGGTTAACGGGTTTTCACTCGAACACTTACCTGCTTTTTGTCCTATTCGCTTAGACGGTTTTTAATGTTTTCCAGCATTGCCCTGTCTTCGGGTGTCAAGTTCTCAACAGTGGCTTCGAGGCGGTCGCTGGGCTTTTGTCCTATTGTATCGCGCAAGAAGTCCATAGCTTTCACGTTTCCGCGCTCTGCCTGCCTTGCTGCGCTTGCTATTATCATTTCTAAGTTAGTAGCGTCTGCCTTGAGATTTAAGTCCTCTATTGCATCTTTAGAGGCCCTAGAGCATAGCATTTCCTCTATAACCTCTTTAAATGTTCGTCGTTGTGCTTGCATTGCGTTAGAATGTTCTGCACCCTTCATTTGAATTAGTCTGTCATTGTCAGGATCTCCACCTAATATCTTAAGTCGTCCACCGTTGGAAGTTCTCCAAGTATGGCTCTGATTAACTATTCCCTTTGGCATTTCCTTGTAATATTTATCAAATATAGAATCGTTTACTACTATGTTCCCTTTATCATCTTTACCAAGTGATATTAAATCTATGTCAATGGTTCCGTCTTCTTTTCTTGGTATGTTGTCAAGAGATTCTTCTGTTTGATTTTCGCCCTGGTGCTTTTCGGTGTTCTTGATCTCTTCGGCTGTTTGCTCTTCTATATTCTTTTCTAATTCATCAAGGTTGATTTTAATTTCTTCGTTCATGTTCTACCTCTTATATTTTGCGGGTAAGGATTTGCACCTTACAATGTGAGAGGGACGGGAGTCTGAACGTCTCACAACACTCTCCCCGCTTTGCCCTTGCGTCTACCTATTCCGCCACCGCATAATGTCGATTTTTGCTTGTTTTCTGCAAATTTAGGTTTTATTTTGCTTTAAATAGAAGTTTAACAACAAAAAAGCTACCTACTAATTTAGTAAGTAGCCTTTCCGCGTCTTATGTTGGGATGCAATAAAATTGAGGGGTAATATTGCAAAAGGTGTTACGCTCCACCTATTTCATAATATCATTGTACATATATTATTTGCCCCAAAGTCACCCATTTTTAGCTTTTTTCAATCTTTATCAGCTTTTCCGTGATCGCTTCTCTTATTAACTCGCTAGAACTTATTCCGGCTTTATCTGCTGCGGCCCTGATCCGGTCTTTTGTGCCCTTTTCCATTAAAAAATTGATTCTATCTTTATTTTCTTTTTGCCAGGCGTTTTGTCTGCTGTTCCTTTTCTCAATATTAACTCCCATTTTAAAATCCTCCAGTATTTATCTATATTTTACGCCTTTATTCTATCATATTTACGCGTAATGCTCATTATGCAATTTGCACAATAGAGTAATGCGCATTTTGTTGAAAACGTAGAAACGATAAAAAAGGGGTTGACGTAATGCGCATTATGGTTTTATTATAGGCTTGCAAACAAAAACAACCGCTTCACAGCTACGGCGACCGCCTGACAAGCTATAAGCACAGCGGCCGACGATAGAAGCACCAAATATAAGAATAGGAGAAAAAAACATGGCAGACGTTTACGAAATCATCACTAACAGAATATTAGAACAGTTAGAAAAAGGTACAATCCCTTGGCATAAGCCCTGGACAGGCGGAAAAGACGGAGCTTATAACTACGTAACCGGAAAAGCTTACAGCGTACTTAATCAGATGATCTTAGCTCACGCGGACGCTTATCTCACATTCAAACAAGTCCAGGAACTTGGCGGAAAAGTTAAAAAGGGCGCGAAATCAGAAATAGTTACTTTTTGGAAAGTCCTCCCGATTGAAGATACAGACAAGGACGGAAACAAAGTTAAAAAGCACATTCCATTCCTGAGATACTACCCCGTATTTTGGATAGGCGATACAGAGGGAATTGAGCGCAAGGAAGTAAAGAGAACAGAACACGATCCAATTGAAGAGGCAGAAAACATAGTAAATCTTTACATGACAAGCGAAAATCACCCCACACTTGAACGCTCAAGAATAAGTGATAGAGCTTATTACAGCCCCCACATGGACAAAGTTGTAGTTCCTGAAATCGGACAGTTTAAAGAAATCGCAGAATATTACAGCACATTATTCCACGAACTGACACGCAGCACAGGCCACAAGACAAGACTTAACAGATTAACAGCAACAGCACACTTTGGCAATGAAGAGTATAGCAAGGAAGAACTTGTCGCAGAAATCGGAGCAGCAACCCTTGTTAATATAGCCGGAATTGAGACAAGTAAAAGCTTTAACAACTCAGCCGCATACATCGAGGGATGGAGCAAGGTTTTGAGAGAAAACAAAAAGATGATCGTTGAAGCATCCAGCAAGACCAATAAAGCAGTCAATTACATCCTCGGCAAAAAGGAACAGGAAATCTAATAGGACATTTTAAGCGGGGCGCGAAAAGCCCCACAGAAAGGACAAACAAATGTTAAATTCAAAAAATGAGTGTATAGCAACAAGAGCTTTCGCAAGCTTAATACTTGACTATGAATGGCCCGCAAGTGATCCACTACCCGCGCAAGTATCTTGCAGAGTGTTAATAGAAGACCTCTTCCAAGGATATATAACAGCAAGCAACCGCGAAGAGGCAATTGAAAAGTTTTACAGCTGGCACAAGTAAATAGGACACCCGCCCCGGAGGTTACGAAGGCATGAAAGGAAAAAATGAAGACACAACGCGAAATAAATCTATTCAACGCATTATTTGAGCACTACGGCAACGAGTACGAGACTTGGGAAGCCGTAAAGATAGCAATATTTATGAACTATACACCAGCGCAAGTGATAAAA